CTACTCCAGATCGGTACAATTGATCAATTTGAGAGGGTTAACCGAATCCATGTTTCGGCACTTATCCTGTTCAGTTGCCATCAATTCGATCCATTGCATCAAAAGCGCATCAAAAAGAAAAACGGAGACGGCAAAAACAACCAGCCACCAATACTTACGTATCATCGTCAAATCCTGTGTATTCATGCCCATGCGTGCTGGGAATATACATGAAATTTTGACGCTGAAAAGCGGACTTACAATGCTTTTACTTCTCTGAAGATAGCGCGTTTATCCCGACATTTCGCTGCTTTTTGGACAGGTTTTGTGTTTTTCTCTTTTTGACTTTTGCAAGTTCATTTTCTGAATAATGCGAAGTGACGCTCAATCTTCTGAGCCCCATTTTTACGTACTCATTATTGAGTTCAATACCGATAAACTTACGACCTGACGCCGCTGCGACAGCGCCTGTGGTGAAACTGCCCGCGAAAGGGTCCAATACGGTATCGCTCGGGTTAGAAGAGGCCAGTATGATCCGTTTTAACAGCGCGCTGGGCTTTTGCGTAGGATGGTTTTCATATTCATCCATCAGATAACGTACGCGAGGAAATGACCAGACGTTGCCCGGCACTTTTTTCTGATTGTATGGTTGGGGCGGGTTTTTTCGATAATCGATTAGCGCGCGCTTGGCGCCCGTGGTGGTCTCGACCAGAATCGCGTCACGGTTAAAGGTATAGCTTTTCGGGTTTTTTACCATCATCAGGATCGGTTCATACATAGAACCAAAGTATTTTTTCGCCTGCACCCCGGAACTATCATAGGACCAGACGATACGGCTTTTGATGGTAAAAAGCGTTCGGCATTTGAGATCGATATACGGCATATTTTCTGTGCTATTCATGATGTACATGGTGCCGTGTTTCTTCAGTACGCGGTGGCATTCATCAATGCATTCATACAGCCAGGCCAGAAAAGACGCTTCGTCCCAGGATTCCACCATACCGTCGAAATCTTTTCCGATATTGTAAGGTGGATCGGCAAAAATTAAGTCAATGCTTTCAGAAGGCAGTTTTTTAAGTTCTGTTAGCGCGTCACCGTGAATAATCTTCTTCGATTCATCGCCAAAGTACTGAGGTTCACATTCCGCTTTCATGACCAAATTCCATGTGATGCGTATAAAAAAGGCGCTTCCCCATGCCGAGTAGCGCCTTTTTAAACAAGCAGTTAGCTAATCGAAATTAGTTCATGCCGTACGGTTGGAAACGGCGTTTCAGTGTTTATGTGTGTTTTGTTTGATTCTTTTAAATTCAATTACTTATTTGGATTTGAGCACTGTTTATTGTTCCAGTGTTTTGCTTAGTTTATGCTGTTATGCAAACAAATGTGGGGCACATGGTGGGGCACACGGAAAGGCTATGTAGAAATTCCGGTAGCGAACCATTTATGAATGATAACTCACGTGTGAGGGTAAAAGTAGTTGTTCCACTTGTTCCAGTTGTTCCATATATATCTTTATAAAGATAACTTATTGTTTTTATTATTATATATATTTTATGACTGGAACAACTGTGGAACAATTTTTGGGGGTTTTGGAACAACTCAGCGGAGGCGGTTTGATGGCTTCAGGCATAAATAAACTGACTGACAGAAAATTACGGTCGCTGCTTGGTGTTGCATCTGGAAAAGAGGTAAAGCTTGCCGATGGTGGCGGGTTGATGGTCAGGATAACGAAATCTGGGGCAATTAGCTGGTTCTTCAGGTACAGGACTGGCGGGCGTAACTGTGAACCCCATCGGCTAACTTTGGGTAAGTATCCGGATATTAGTCTGAAACAGGCGAGAGAGCTTCGTGATCAGTGTCGTTCCTGGCTGGCTGATGGACGCGATCCCAAATTTCAGTTGAAGCTCACCAAAAGCGAAACGCTGAAGCCAGTAACCGTCAGGGAGGCGCTGGAGTATTGGATAAGCGGATATGCCGAGGACAATCGCGCAAATGTTGAGAGGCATAAGGCCGAACTGAGGAAACATATTTATCCCTACATTGGTGATATGGCGTTGGCTGACTGTGAAACACGATACTGGTTACAGTGTTTTGACCGGATGAAGAAGAAGGCTCCGGTCGCTGCCGGATATGTGTTCCAGATGTGCAAGCAAGCCCTGAAATTCTGCCGTGTACGACGCTATGCTATCAGCAATGCTCTCGATGACCTTACCATTCCAGATGTGGGCAAAAAGCAAGCCAGAAGAGACCGGGTACTGAATGATAAGGAGGTCGGTGATGTGTGGTCTGTGGTCACGGAAGGCCTGTGCTTTCGCCCCTACCATATCAACCTGATAAAAATCATCATGGTGTTTGGCTGTCGTAGTCAGGAGGCTCGGTTATCGGGGTGGAAAGAATGGGATCGTGATAAATGGATCTGGACAGTACCCAAAGAACACAGCAAGGGTGGAGACAGAATTATCAGACCAGTGCCAGAGGCTATGAGACTTTACATTGAACAATTGTACGAGGAGCATCATAAGTCTGGTTTATTGTTGGGAGAAATGAAATCGCCGGAGACTGTCAGTCAGTGGGGGCGCCAGGTTTATAAAAAACTCGGTCATGAAGAAAAATGGACGTTACACGATCTGCGCCGGACACTGGCGACTCATATGAATAATATGGGAATAGCTCCACATGTTGTTGAGCAACTGCTTGGGCACTCAATGCCCGGTGTCATGGCAATTTATAACCGCAGTCAGTATTTGCCGGAAAAACTGGACGCACTGAACCAGTGGTATGACCGCTTAGAACTCCTTGCGGGTAATCATCAAAATGTGGTTCTGTTACCTGTAGCGAATAGAGATTAAACTGGTCTTGCGAGTCTAGGTCGGCCAACCGAAAAGCGGGGAACCCTACCCGCCTGGCTCGCAAGTTAATTAGGGGCGTTGAGGGTAACGTAATGAGTAAAGAGCTTTCATTTACAACAGAACTGCCGGAATGGTTTGATTTAGAGCAGTATATCCCTTTTAAAAGCATGAGTAATAAAGAGCTAGCTCTGCAATTACATTATCGATTGCATACATTGATGATAATGAATTTAGGTTCATCAGATATATTCGATTCGATGTATAAGGATGGCGTTGTTATCCCCGAAAATGAAGGCTCTAAAAAATATAATTCTTGGGTAAAAGAAAAACGCTCAGAAGGTAGGAGACTTAGCCAAAGTCTTGCAATTTCTCCGATAAATAGGACTGAATTATCATGGATGGCGATGCAAAAGGAGAGTGATTCGTATAAACCCCCACTTCCTGATGATGTTCAGATCTTGTTATCTGGAGTAAAAAAAGATAATAATGCAGAAAGAAATATTGTTCTTTCAGTTGATGATATAATGGCTCTGAAATATAATATGGAAGAGTATCACAAGATTGAAAAAGAAAGTATAGATTTGCTATTGCCTAAGAATAGTAACATTCATGTTAGTATCGATTTATCCATGCCCGACAGGTTTATTATGGAAGGATTGAAAGGATTGTTGTCTGTATGGCGAAAACAATTAAATATTCCATCGCCCAATCCAAAGCTTGGCAAATCTTTATCCATTCTGAGAAGTAATCTCATAAATTATCGGGCTTTTCAAATCATTGACCTAAAACTTTGGGCGAAATCGAAAGGATTGCGTTATAGGGCTTCTTTTCTACATACAGTTATATTCCCAGATGGTGATAAAACACTTAACTTGGATGATTTTAGGAAGAAGGCCATCCCATTCGCTGATGATGTGCTAGATCCAAGACTGCCATCTGCTATGTTGGATATGTGTCGCACGGAAGAAAAAAACGGGGAAAAATCTTCCGAAGAATAATTATGTAAAAAACCTTCTGAATTATTTTTCACATTGAATGTTTCAGAAGGTTTTCCGAACATTTCTTAATCCTACAATTAGACAGATAAAAATATAAGTATATCCACAACACAAGAACAGTTAGGAAAGTGTCCTTCTGAATGTGTGAAGTGGAGGAAGCATGTCAAATACTCGTTTTACCCCGCCAACACCTGAACAACGCCGCACTATTCTCGCAGAATATGGCATTAAGTTTGATCGCCGTATTCGTGAAAGTGAATGCTTCGAAATAACCAGCCTTTCCCGTTCCACCCGCTGGTATATGGAGAATGAAGGTAAATTCCCGCCACGCTGCCATTTCGGCCGCAACAGTTGTGCCTGGCTTCTCTCTGATGTGCTCTGGTGGGTTCGTAATCCTCCAGCCGTGGAAAACGTCAACAATCCATACAGCCGCAAGTCTGCTTAATTAACGACAGATAAATAACCATGAATAAATTAAATGCCCTCTCCGGGCAGGGATTCGCTCAACCTGAAACCAACCAGAGCATTAATTGTCGCGAACTGGAGTTCCATGGACAGGCCATTATTCCGTATGACAATGGCGACGGGAAAATTTGGTTCACTGCAAAACAGGCCGCTAAGTTGCTTGGCTATGCCAATGCTAAATCAGTTACTAATTTATACAACAGCAACGCTGATGAGTTCACCCCCAGCATGTCGCAGGTCATTGTTACAGTGACCTCGGGAAAATCAAAAGGTTGCGGTAACTTAAAAACGAAGACGCGCATTTTCTCTCTTCGTGGGCTTCACCTATTGGGTATGTTGGCTGAAATACCTATCGCAAAAGATCTGCGCAAATGGGTTCTCGATTTGATCGAGAGCGAAGCTGCCTCACAGTTTCCTGATCTGGCAACACTCAGTTTTAATTCACTAAAGGATATGTCCATTAAAGGGATGATGGATTTCCTGTCCAAAGCTGAGGAACACTCGAAGCGTACGAACGGTACTGAAGGAAGCCTGAAACTGCATCGCCGCAAAAAAGAGAAGAAAGCGATCGCAAATGCCGAACGTGCTGCGAAGCAGTTTATTAACTTTACGCTCGGGCTTGAGTTTGATGATGGCGAGGAGTGTGCCTGATGGTTTCGCATGCACTCAAAGAAAAAGGCAACGCTGCGAACGTTGCCTTTGGGAACCAGATTGATCACTGGTCGGGATTGTCTTTCGATTTTTTGCGCTGTCGGGCTTCCAGTTCGGCATGTGCAATATCGACTATAGCACGAATGTCGGTACCGGCTCTCTCTCCGATTTCTTCAATCTTGGCGAGCGTCTCAAGTGCCCTGTTTAGCTCGAGCTGTAAGCTTTCAGGACCAGTTGCTGTCGCTTGCCGCCGGGCTACTTCGCCGCGCATCGCTGTAACGATAAACCCAGCGTTGCTTTCATCCGGCCTTTTTAATGCTTCCATGCTATCGATTACATCGTGCGGGATGCGTATAGATATCTGTTTTGACTTGTCGTTAACGGTATTTTTGACCATGAGTGTATACCTGATGATTTGGTGTGATTCAGTATACACAAAAAATGAATCACAAAAAGGCTTGACATGTGATTCACTAGAAACTAATTTAAATCACACATCATTGTTATGGTGTGATTCACAAAGGCAACGCCCCGGAGTGCTTGGAACCACTACCGAGGCGTCTAACCACAACGTAACTGAGGCTTACATTATGGCATGTTCACATGATACCCAAACTCGCCCGGAATTTACATACCTGTTTCTGGGCGCTCCGTCCGATAAACCCAACACTACGCCTGTTGTCCTGCGCGTAGAGGCTAACACTGAACAACGAGCCCGTTCGCATTTCCTGAACTGGAATCTGATATTCGCCGCGCAGATCCGCACTAAGGCCCCATGCCGTCTCCAGTTGGTGGACGGTGGCGATCACTTCACCTGGATTTTCGAACAACGTTTCGATGCCTGCACCTCCGGTGTTCAGGAGGTGGTACATGTCTGAACTCACCAGAACTGATGCGCTTATCGAAATTGAGGCGCTTGCACGCGCAGCACAGTTTCTGACTGATACGCCAGCCCGGATTGAACTGGCAGGCATTCTTATGTCGCAGATTGAGGAAACCGCTAAAAAAGCGCAGGAGGCCAGCGATGACTGACATTCTCGAAATTATCCGCCCACATGTTCATCTGGAGCGCCAGGGAAAAAATTACGTCGGTCTTTGCCCGTTTCATCAGGAGAAAACGCCGTCATTCACAGTTGATCCGTCAGAACAGGCTTTTTGCTGTCTGGGTTGCGGTGCCCACGGTGATGCCGGGGAGTTTGCAAAACTGATGCTGATCAAAGGATCAGGTGCTGTTCTGAATGTAAACCTTCATGTCGCCCCGAATTTCACTGGTCGCGTTGTCGTCCAGCTTAAAGAGGGTCGCCATGTATGCGATTACCCGCTGGTGAATGGTGAGCATATCGCAACGTTGCCGTCATTTCTGGAAATGGCGCGTAGGGCTGGATGCTCTGTCAAACCTGAACAGGGGGTATGCAATGCGTAACACTAAAGCACTCGATGCTTTCAACGCACTGAACAAAATTCAGGCTCTTGCAGCCGCTGCAGGATTCCTGACTTCCAGTGAGGAAGAAGAGGAGATGTGTTTCAGGCTGGTGGATCTCATTGAAAGGATCGCCCGCGAAGCTGCGGAGGCCGACCATGGATAAGCCACGTATTTACCGCACTGATGGTGATGTGCTGCTGAACCTGCAACGTTCACTGGATCTGATGAATTGCGCCACCCACATTCTTGGTTCCGGCGAGAAGAGTATGCAGATGTATGTGATGTCGCTCGTTGACGTTGCCGCCGAACTTACGCAGCAGTCCACAAATGCACTGGATCTTGGCGAACAGGCGGGTGACGAACATGGGGTGTGCAATGACTGAAAATTACAGGGAATACACCAGAAGGCTGTGCCGTAAGCTGGCGAAGGCGTATATCCGCCATGTCGTTCAGGACAGTGGCAGACCAGTAGCTTACGTTAATGCTGACAATGGTCAGCGGTTTCTGGTCATGCTTGAGGAAGCGTCAACGGCCTTTTGTATCCGTAAGGGACTGGTTGTTCCGGCTGAAAAGGAATATCCGGGACAGACAGGAAAGGAATTTGCCATCCACATGCTGAATGTCTGTTTCGACGGTGACGAAATAAGCAACGAAGGGATGGAAGTGATGAAAAGCGTTTTTGCTGATGGTGTGGCATCAATTCTGGAGCAGGAGAAAAACAATGGCTAAAAAAACTCAAGTTATTACCACTGAGAAGCCAGCGATGATGAGTAGCAAGGAGATCGCGAAGCTGACAGGTAAGAGCAAATCCGATATCCACGTAGACATCTGGAATATGCTGAAGCAGCTTTATAGCATCGGAAAAGATGATGGAAATTTCCATCATCATAAAAATCATAAGGTTACAGTAACTGAGGGGGTAGTCGCCTGCTTCGACAATCGCGGCTACGTCTCTGAGTTCCTGCTCGACCGCCGCCATACCGAAATCCTCATCACCGGATATGACGTCGTACGCCGCGCCGCCGTTATTGACCGCTGGTTCAAACTGGAGTCGGGAGCCGGGCGCCCAGCAGTTGAATGCGACTGGCGCAATAATCCGGCCCAACTTCGCAATATCCTGATTGGTTTCACGGAACAGGTTGAACAGGTTACCGCAGAGCGTGACGAGGCGATCCGCACCAAATCACAAATCAGTCGTAAACGCGAAGCCTCGGCACTCGGCAAACTCAGTGCTGCAACCCGCCGTTGTCGTGATCTGGAAGAACGTCTGGGAGAAAGTGAAAAACATGCAACGATTACCCGTGTAGAGAAGGCTACGGGTAAGAAAGGGAAATATAACTATGTCCTGCTGCGCCGGTGGTGCAGGGAAAATGGTATATCACCCCGTGATGTTCCGGATGAGCGTTACGGTAGCGTTAAGTCCTGGCCCGCTGAAGCATGGCTGGCCGTTTACGGGATTGACCTGAAAAAACTGACCGGAGGTAATGTATGAGTAACATCGAACAAATTCTTTCCCGCTGTGATTTACGGAAGGAGGATGATGAATCCCTGGCCAGTATCCGCATGCACTCCGAAGGCGCATATGAGGGGATTATGTCGGGGCTGGGGGCCATTGGTAATGCTGTGTTCTGGGCCTGTGATAATAAAAATTACACCGACGATATGGCGCGTGATGATTTGTATCGTCTGGGGGAAATGCTGATGTATTTACCCGGTATAGCTTCCGCGCTGAAATTTAATGCAGATGAAGCCGATTTTAATATCAGCGAGCGCAGGCGAATATCCGGTAAATAATTTCCACATTACCAGATAATTCTTATCCTTAAATTAACGGCCGTCGGGCCGGGGTAATGCTCGCCCTGATGGCAGGAGAAACTGTATTTATGACCAGGAAAACGCATAGTCTCGAAATAAACCGCAGGCATATTGCTGATGCCTTTATTAATTATTGCCGCTTGCGTAACAGCGGTTCGGCGGTACTTAACCTGATGGTAAAAAAACAGGTTGTTGCCCTGGATAACCTGACTGCGGCCGCAGTGGAGAACTGCCTGGTCCACAGCATTGAGTTGCAGTGTTTCAGTAAGTTCGGGCGTGACAGGGGACTGCCCATGCTGGTGGAAACTTACTCAGGCATGATGACCAAAGATAACAGCCGTCTGACACCGGAAGGCGTGGAGTTTATGAATGAAGTCATGACAGCAGCAATCACAGCAGCACTGGCTAATCCGAAAGATAATAATTTTGGTCTGGAGATTTATCATGCGTAATACAAAAATGAATTATTTTTCTGGTGACAACGAACGGACAGATAAATATATCCGGATAAGTCGTCAGGAAGCAGAAAAAAACTTTGTGCTTTATTTCCATCGAAAAAATGACGATAGCGATAAAACAGCTCCCGAGGATGCCATTCAGAAACTCGAAAATGGAGAGTATGACGCCGGTTTAGTGGAGGGACTGCGTCTGGTCGCCGCCCTGTGGCATGGTATGCACACCGGATGTTTTATTCTGTCAGATGAGCAAAACCTTGCGCTCTGGCGCTGGGTGGTGGCCGCTGTGTTTGTCTGTGAGATGCTTGATACAAACGGAACCGTCGAAGTGAAAAATGAGCAGGGAGAGCCTGAGGAGGTCGCCGTTTATAGCGGAGAGCATGGCGGTATTGTTATTTATCCGTGGTCTGAGCGTTTTTCCCTGGCAAATCATATTGAAGGACTGGCGTATGAAATGTTCCCGGCGAACAAAGCCCCTGAAATGGCCGCCGCAATTTATCGAAGCATGATCGACATCAGTCCTGTTACTGGCATCGATATGTCTGAGGAGGGGCTTAAAGGTATGTCGCTTCTTCACGACAGCTTTATTGAAACGCTGAAAACGGAAGGTGTTCCGGCAGCGCCGGTGGCGCACTGAGGGGCTGACGATGAAAAAAGCACCTAATTTTAAGCATCTGCCAGCGGATAAATTCACTGAGGCCATTATTTTTGCCGGATCTGAAGCTTACTCTCACGCTAAAGGCTGGGAAGAGGGGATGGGCAGGCAGGTGGCCTGTGATTCAACACCGCCGGTTTATCTTGGCACGAAGCAGCTCCAGGAACTGGGGAGACTGAGAGTTGTTGATGAAGGGCGCCGGAGCGCCCGTGTCTACCTCGCCGGAGATATCAGTCCGGTCATGGTGAATGCAATTGCAGAAAAGCTGGCGCTGGCGGGAGTACAGGATGCGAAATTATACAAGGGTATCCCTGACAGACAGCCGGAGGACTGGCGGGATTATCTTGCGCGGTTACGTGAGCAGTCTGAACGCGGAGAGAACATGATCCTGCAGCTTCCTGCGTTCAAAAAAGGCCAGGAGGCAGAAACTGATGATGAACTTAAGCCGCACGTTGAAAGCCGTGATGATGGTGTCTTCTGGATTACGCCAAAAGTCGATAAGGAAAGCGGCGAAATTATCAGTAACGAAAGCTGGCTGTGTTCCCCGCTGGATGTGGTGAGTATTGGGAGTGACGGCAGGGATCGTTATCTGATTCTGCGCTGGCAGCCGGAGGGAGAGAAGCTTCCTGTTATCCGTGCGGTTCCACTGGCGGATATTGGCGAACGGGAGGGCTGGCGTACCCTCAAGGCCGGAGGAGTGAATGTCACCACCAAAAGTAACCTGCGGGCGATTCTGGCTGACTGGTTACAGCGAAGCGGTCACGGCCAGCTATGGCAGGTTGCCCATACCACTGGCTGGCAGTGTGGCGCTTACATCATGCCTGATGGTGAAATCATCGGGAAACCTGAACATCCGGTGCTCTTTAACGGGCGAAGTTCAGCCGCAGCCGGGTACACAGTGAAAGGGGATGTGGAAAGCTGGCGCAAAAGTGTGGCGGCTCTTGCGAACGGTAACTGGTCAATGATGACGGCTGTTGCGGCTGCGCTTGCTGCCCCATTAATCGGATTGACGGGCGCAGATGGTTTTGGCCTGCATTTCTATGAACAGTCCAGCGCGGGCAAAACCACCACTGCCAACGTTGCCTCCAGTCTGTATGGCAATCCGGATGTGTTGCGCCTGACCTGGTACGGAACGGCACTGGGGCTGGCAAATGAAGCTGCGGCTCACAATGATGCTCTCATGCCGCTGGATGAAATAGGCCAGGGGGCCGATCCGGTCGAGGTCTGGAAATCAGCGTATGCGCTGTTCAACGGAACCGGAAAACTACAGGGGGCGAAGGAAGGCGGCAACCGCGAACTTAAACGCTGGCGTACAGTGGCAGTCAGTACCGGAGAGGTTGATATGGAAACCTTTGTGGCGGGGGCCGGTCGCAAGGCAAAGGCAGGACAACTGGTGCGTCTGCTCAATATTCCCATGAGCCGCGCCGTGGTTTTCCATGGGTACAAAAATGGCAAGCAACATGCTGATGCCATTAAGGATGCGTATCAGAACAACTATGGTGCCGCGGGGCGGGAGTGGATCAGGTGGCTTGCAGGGCACAGGGAAGAAGCTGTTGCAGCCGTCAGGGCAGCGGAAGAGCGCTGGCGTAATCTTGTCCCGTCTGATTATGGTGAACAGGTTCACCGTGTGGCTTCCCGCTTTGCTGTTCTTGAAGCTGCATTGCTGCTCGGAAAGGTGATTACCGGATGGGATGAACAGAGTTGCCGGGATGCCATTCAGCACAGTTACAACGCGTGGATTGGTGTGTTTGGTACCGGCAATAAAGAAATTGAGCAGATTATTGAACAGGCGGTGAGCTTTCTGAGCACCTTCGGTATGCGACGGTTTGCCCCACTGCCCTATGACGAGCAAAGCCTGCCGATAAACGAGCTTGCCGGATACCGGAGCAAAGGGAATCACAGTGATGATCCGGTGTTGTTTTATGTATTACCCGCCGTGTTCAGGACTGAAGTTGCAAGAGGATTCGACAGCGGTCAGTTTGCCCGCACGCTGTGTGAGGCAGGGATACTGAAAAAATCACCGAGTGATAAAGGATATCAGACGCTTACCCCCCGGCTCCGGCATGTGGGAAATATCCGTCTGCGTTCGTATTTACTGGTTCAGCTTGATGAAAGTGAAGGAGCAGAACAATGACAGCACATATTGCAGCACATGGGCGGCTGGTGGCTGATGTTCAGAGCAAAACTATCAGTAACGGCAACATCATGGCATTTACCCGGCTTGCAGTAGCACTTCCCTGCCGGGATACAGAAAACGGTGAACTCACATTCTGGCTGGCGGTGACGGCTTTTGGCAGGCAGGCGGAGTACCTGCTGAAACACCAGAAAGGCGACCTGATTAGTGTTTCCGGTAATATGCAGGCCAGCCAGTGGAAGGGGAATAATGGCGTCTTGCAGACCGGCTATCAGATGGTGGCGGACTCGGTGATCAGTGCGAAAACGGTACGCCCCGGAGGTAACCGGAAGAAAATTTCCGGCGGGCAGCCAGCGCCGCAGGATGACTTTTCGGATGACGTGCCTTTCTGATAACTGGATGGCGGGGAAACCCGCCTGAATACCGGGTGTGCAAATGAATAAAGAAATGAAAGAGAACATTATCAGACTGAAACGCAGTGGTATGGGTTATAAAGCCATTTCGCGTGAAACGGAAATAAACATCAATACGGTAAAAAGTATCTGCCGCCGCTCCGGGTTATTTCGCGACAATCCTGAGCACCGGGCGCTTTTCACGATACCGGAACCGAAATACAGCACGGAACTGGCGACGATCAAACCTCTGCCTGAGCAGCGGAGAATCACCGGGCATAAACAAACCGACGCCTATCTCTGGGTACTGGAGGTCATCCGCCTGAATGAACCGGCTCATCTGGACGCTGCAGAAGCTGCGCTGGAGAAAATTAAAATCTCTCCAAAAGAGGCCGAGGAACGGTATTCCCGTTATCTGCTGGCGAATGGCGGTGATCCTTTCCAGGTAGCTTTCGGTACCATCGGCATGGATAACCCGGCCAGGGCTATTGAGAATGCGCGTAAGAACATCAAGAAAGCTGCTGATGTTCGCGCTACGTTCGGCAGCTATGAGGTAGCGATGGAGGACGTAGAGGCTGAGCGAATTATTAAGTCCTCTGCGAAATTCATCGATGATTATGACTGGGGATGGACTCCAGAGGAACTCGAAGCTGGCCATATTGGCTGCGGTCGTATGTTTGAAATTGAAGATCAGCGCCGCGTTATGGTAGACGGCTATCGTGACGTATTGCCAGAGCCGCATACTCTCTCTGATGTTGTTCGTGAATTCATTTACTGGGACTGGCTTTATAGCTCACGCAATGCTGTCGGCAAAGAACTCGGTTATGAATTCGGTTACTCCGAGCATCATAATTCAGTCTGTGACCGCGAGCATTATCTGGAAAAATTGATGACAACAATCAAGCCAGTCACACGCACAGAAGCAATGGAAGTTTGCCGGTGGGTGCTGGAGAACGAAAGACTCAATGACCTGGGCGAGGTTACAAACGCCATTATCCTCAACCTGGTAGGGGAGTGCGAACAATGAAACTTGAGTCCGCTCTCAAACACTTCAGCCCTCAGGGGATGCACATCAGCGACGATGTGAAAGATACATCGCCGGATCGCATCACAGGGACAGATGTAATGGTCGCTATCGGAGCAACCTGCAGCCGTGCGCGTTTTGGCCTGTCTGCCTTCTTTGGTAAGACAGGGATAAGCAAAAGTGATGAGCAACTTGCTGTTCAGGCGCTGGCGCGACATGCGATGGAGACGGCTCCGAAGAACGTCAGGAAGGCCGCCGGATGCGAGTTCGGATGGTGTATGCAGGTACTGGCGCAGTTTGCCTTTGCTGAATATTCCCGTTCGGCGGCCACCACTGTGACATGTCACACCTGTAAAGGCAGCGGACGAATTACCCGGACGCAGACAACACGCAAAGTGTCTTACCCGTGGGGAAAAGCCCCATACTGGGCCAGCAAATCCCGCGCTGTTCGTCCGTCAGACTGGGAGCAGTGGACAGAGGTTACAGAGATAGTGCCTGCTGTCTGTGACGCCTGCGAAGGTAAGGGAGCAATAAGCGCCCGGTGCCGTTGCGGTGGAAAAGGGGAGGTGCTCGACCGCATGGCGACAAAAGAAAGAGGTGTGCCGGTGTTCAAAACCTGTGAGCGCTGTTCCGGAAATGGTTTTTCTCCGGTACCCTCTACGGCTGCATATAAAGCGATTCTCAGGCGAGTTCCGGAATTACATGTCAGAACATGGACCCGCAACTGGAAACCGTTCCTAGAGGCGCTGGTGGATATTTGTTACCGGGAAGAGCGTAAGGCTGATGCTGCTTTTCAGAATGCGACCAGTTTTAGCGATGATTTCAACAAAATTTAGTATTTTCACGACACATAGCTTGATTTTGTCCGAAGCTGTCGTGTATGCTTCTAATTATGTGAAGTTGTACCTAAACAAAATGAATCATCGAAACCCTGCCGCTTGGTGGGGTTTTTTATGACTCACTGTTTATTGATGTTTGTCTGAGATTGTTGCGTTTGTGTGGATGCTCAATCCAACGGATATTAACATCCTGGTGGTTTGTATAAAAGGATTTGGCTATTGTATAGGCGCAGTAATTGAGTGAATCAAAAGCATCTTCACCACTTGAGTGCATATATAAAGACAGGGTACTGTTGTTAATAACATAGTGCAGCCACACTCCACCGTAATACCAGCACGTGATATTTTTATAATCGACGGCAGTGGTTCCCTTTTCTTTGTCATTTAACCATTGAATCAGTGTTTCCTCTGTATTCTGATTTGTATCTGAAGTGACAATGGCTTCCAGAAGGACATCATTCCAGTATGTGCGTCTCCTGCACTCCCAGGAGCGGCTGATTTTATAATATCGGGGCATATTTATTCTCAGATGATTTAGCATTTCTGGTAAAAAAACGCTCACCGGAGTGAGCGGGCAGCAACTACTATAAAGACACTCGGGAATTACACAGATATTGCTTTTGTTTACCCCTCATAAAGCCGGGCAAAGGTCGCTTTATAACTGAGGGGCCTGTGCAGCGGAACACAATCTACAGGTCATTGTTGCCAGACGTGAGCAGATAATTCTTAAAATAATAAACGTGGTAAATTATCATGTTATGTTATTGCGGTTGCAGTGAATCCCCCTGTGCGGTGGGGCGTAACTGGTTTTCAATGGAAATAGCTGTTTATTTGCCACGCGAGTCACGGTATAGCCAGCCAAAGATTCACCGGGAGGCACCCGGCACTGCAGCATACTGATAACAAATATAGCGTGTCCCAAAGGCTCACTTCGGTGGGCCTTTTTTACAGGCGAAAAAAAGCCCGCTACAGAGAGCGGGCACCTGTATCGTCGCAAAATAATGCCAAAGAGATATAAGGTTCTACAAATGTTCCCGTAAAGAACATAGCCTTAATCAAAACTTATGTAAACTTTTATCCGTAGTGCAGTAGACCTTCTTGTTTCTTAGAGCGTGGAGGATGTCTGCTGTTAAAGTTTTACTTTAGTAAGCCGATAAAAACACAGTTATGGTGAATTCCCCTGAGCGGCGGGGCGACCAGTCAAATATATGTTCCTCGCGAACCATGTCGACTGGTATGTGGTTCACCGGGAGGCACCCGGCACCGTAACAACCGACCGCCACTGGCTCACCCGGACAGATTTCTAAGCTGTAGGTACGAGGTTCGACTCCCCGGTGGCGGACCATATATCCCGTGTAGATCCGCTGGTCACGCGGCGGCGGTGGCCCATCGTTACAGGGCAAATTTCAGGCAGAAAAAACCCGCCCAAGGGAAGAGGCGGGCAGTAAATACTGAATTTGAAATAAACAAGGAGTACATCATCACTTTTAACAGGAGAACCGCACAGTTGACTGGATCGTGCAGTTTTCTAACCTTGCCTGATTCTTATGGTTAAGTTAAACAGATAAATCCTAAATTAGTAAACCATGTAAATTATCATGTTATGGTAATGATGTTGCGGTGAATCCCGTTAGTGCGGGGCAAACTGATCATCTGAGTTATTGACAATAGCGGCTGACATGGACGCGAGTCACGGCAGATCAACCAAAGGCTCACCGGGTAGCGACCGGCACTGCGACATCTATCTACTCATTACTTAACTCAAAGGCTACTTCGGTAGCCTTTTCTTTTTCCACTCACCCGATACCCGGGTAATTAGTCTCCCGGACAGGGGGAGGTCATGAAAATGCACTTTGATCCCCATTCGTGGGACAGTTGGATCGAACTTTTTCAAAGCTGGTGGCGGGGAGACGTACCCATTGGCGGCGTTGTTATGGCAATCGTTGTTGCGTTTTTCCGCATGGTCTATAACGGCAGCAGCTGGAAAGAAACGCTGTTTGAAGGGTTGCTGTGTGGTTCCCTGACCCTGACGGCGGTTTCTGCGCTGGATTATTTTGATGTGCCGAAAAGTCTGACAATAGCCATTGGCGGCACTATCGGATTTATCGGCGTGAAGAAAATCAGCACCATCATTTCAACGTATTTCAGTAACCGCTTTGGCGGTGGCAACCCCCCACAGGTTTAATCATGAATGAGTCACAATTTCAGCAGGCGGCTGGTATCAGCGCCAGGATTTCTGCGCGCTGGTATCCACACATTGATGCGGCAATGAAAGAGTTTGGCATTACAGCTACGAACGATCTGGCTATGTTCATCGCCCAGGTTGGGCATGAGTCTGCTGGTTTTACCTCGCTGGTGGAAAGCTTCAACTACTCGGTAGAGGGGCTGAAGAAAACCTTTGGTAAACACCTTACTCCTTATCAGTGTGAAATGCTGGGTCGTGTCGATGGTAAGCAGGTGGCCCACCAGCCACAAATAGCCAATCTGGTTTACGGTGGCCGCATGGGTAACAAAGACGCCGGAGATGGCTGGAAGTATCGCGGGCGTGGGCTTATACAGATTACCGGGCTGGAGAATTACACCAGATGCGGCGTTGCCCTGAAACTGGATCTGGTGGCGAATCCGGGACAGCTTGAGCTGGATCGTCATGCCGCCCGTTCCGCAGCGTGGTTTTTTGTTACTAGAGGGTGTCTGAAATACTCCGGCGACCTGGTACGCGTTACGCAGATCATTAACGGAGGGCAGAACGGCATCGGTGACAGGCGAGAGCGCTTTGAAAAAGCAAAATCGGTGCTGGTATGAATCTGTTACCTGTATTGCTTAAAAAATTCTGGAAGCCATTAGCAGAAATACTGCTGGTGGCTTTTTTGTTATGCGCTGGTGCGTACTGGTGTTATTCACGAGGTTATCAGAGAGCGGATACATCCTGGAAATTCCAGTGGGCGCAACGAGACCTTACTGATGCGACCACCGCATTGCAGCGTGAAGTAACCGAAAGAGCGAAAGAGCAGCGTCGCCAGCACGCCGCAGATGAAGAACGGAAAAGAGCCGATGAAGAACTGGCAAAAATACAGGCCGATGCTGATGCTGCTGAGCGTGCTCGCGGTGGGTTGCAACAGCAGCTCGCAGCAGTACAACGGCAGCTCGCAGGAAGTGAAACAGGCAGGCTTTCCGCTCTTGCCGCAGCAAGCCAGGCAAAAGCCGAGACCGGAATACTGCTCGCCCAGTTGCTTGGCGAAGCTGACGATCTGGCGGGAAAGTTCGCAAAAGAGGCTGATGAGCGTTATGTCGCCGGAAGCACATGCGAACGTACCTGGGACAAAGTGACCGGGCAGAACTGAAATCGGATAACAAGGAAAATTAATGAAGGCAAAATTATTCGTACTGGCTCTGGTATGTGTGTCCCTCGCCGGTTGTACAACGCTTTATTATCGGTAATGACTATGCGCCGTATATTAGCCACCGCTGCCGCACTTTGTCTTGGCGGCTGTATTACCGTGTATGGTCCGGTTAAAACGGGAGGGCAGCAACAGCAGGACAGCCAGGCCGGGCAGCAGCCAGGGATGAGCGAACAGATATCGACCTCATTCATCGGTAACCGTAAACCGGATGAGTTGCTGAATGCCGTGGAGCTGTATTTCAGGGAGAAAGCCATCACTGCCAGTGTTAACGACCAGACCACAGGGATTATCGCCGGTACCGGGGATGATCCGGAACTGAGTTCGTTGTATCTGGACTGTTCACTGTTACCGCAGACACAAAATATCCAGGAGCATTACCGTATCGTCGCGCAGGTCTGGAGTGCCGGTGAAGGCAGTAATGTTTCGGTAATGGTGACAGGCACTGCCGGACTGGATACTGCCGATGGTAACGATAAGGTGAAGCCGGTGGAGTGTAAAAGTACCGGGATATTTGAGAAAGATTTGCTGGAACGGCTACGTAAGTAAGCATTACAGCAGAGCCTGGTAGTAACTTACCCACATGATGACTGATAGCCACTTGGACAGATATCGCATGAACAAATCGCCCCGTATCTACGGCAGCAAATGGGACCGTGAGCGACTCATATTTCTTCGTGCTCATCCGTTGTGTGCCATGTGTCATGAGCAGGGAAGAGTGACGGCGGCAACGGTGGTCGATCATATCATCCCGCACAAACTGAAAGAGGCGCTGAAAAGCGGAAACGTCGAAGCGATAGCGAAGGCACAAAAGCTATTCTGGAGCCGGAAGAACTGGCAGGGGTTGTGTAAGCAGCACCACGACTCTACGAAGCAACGAATGGAGAAACGCGGTGTCGTCGTGGGCTGTGACGAGAACGGTATTCCACTTGACCGTGCATCGCACTGGTTCAGACGATAACAATTCTCATATGTGTGGCAGCTATGAAGGAGGAGGGCGGGTTAAAAGTTCACAGCTTTGTGTCTGCGTGACCGCCCGCCCTCCTCTGTGCGCACAACCGCGAAATGAAAAGTTTTTTCCGGGAGGTTCAGATGGCAGGACGACGCCCGAAACCGACCCACCTGAAAGTGGTAACCGGCAACCCGGGCAAACGCAAACTCAACGACAAAGAGCCCACACCGGCGCGAGAAATCCCGAGTCCACCCGAGCACCTATCTGACTGGGGAAAGGTAGCCTGGGGAAAGCTAACCGTGCTACTCGACGGCATGGGAATTCTGACCATTGCCGATACGCTGGCGCTCGAACGTCTTTGTGATATTTACTCCGATATTCTGCAACTGCGTCTGACGATTGCCGACGAAGGGCGAACGTACACTGTGCAGACAGAGGGCGGTTTTTTGATTAAAGCAAACCCGGCAGTTGCCATGCTTGCCGACGCCGATCGTCGATTTAAAAGCTACCTGGTTGAATTCGGTCTCACCCCGGCCGCCAGAACGAAGGTGAAAGTGGATGGTGGAGAAAAAGAAGAAGACTCGCTCAACCAGTTCTTCGGTTGATCCCGCAACGCGATACGCCATGGATGTAGATTCGGGTAAGGAAATCGCCGGACCGGACATAAGAAATGCCTGTAAACGACACCTTAAGGACCTTGAATCCTGTCACGCCCGGGGGCTGTTTTGGGATACCGAAGCTGCGCAGCGCGCCATCGACTTTTTCGCGAAAGTGCTGAAGCTCAACGGCGGCGAGCATGAAGGTAATCCCTTTATCCTCCTGCCCTGGCAGTGTTTCATTGTTGGTTCGATATTTGGGTGGAAAAACTCTGAAAACTACCGTCGTTTTCGCATGGTGTACGTCGAATCTGGTAAAGGTTCGGGGAAGTCACCGCTGGCTGGCGGAGTAGGGCTCTACTGCCTGACAGCTGATAAAGAACCACGTGCTGAAGTATATGCCGCGGCCACGAAAAAAGACCAGGCCATGATCCTGTTTAGGGATGCGGTGGCGATGGTGGACCAGTCGCCAGCACTTGCACAGCGGATTAACAAATCAGGCGGCGCCGGGAAAGAGTGGAACCTGGCTTTTCTGCAGACCGGTTCTTTTTTCCGGCCTATCAGCTCAGACGACGGCCAGTCAGGTCCGCGCCCGCATTGTGCTCTGATAGACGAAATTCACGAACATAAAAATAACCAGGTCGTGGAAATGATGCGCGCCGGTACGAAAGGACGTCGGCAGGCGCTGATTTTCATGATCACCAACAGCGGCCACGATAAAACCAGCGTCTGTTATGACTACCACGAGTACGGGCGCAAAGTTGCAGAAGGTTCGATCGAGGATGACAGTTTCTTTTCGTTCATCTGCTCGCTTGATGAAGGGGAGGACCCGTTTAAGGACGAGTCCTGCTGGAAGAAAGCTAACCCGTCACTTGGTCACACCTTCACAGACCGTTATCTGAGGGAACAGGTCACCCAGGCACGTGGCATGCCGTCGAAAGAGAGTATCGTTCGCCGCCTCAACTTCTGTCAGTGGGTGGACGCCGATAACCCCTGGATGAGCAGTGATGTGTGGATGGGGTGTGAAGAGGATTTCGATCTGCATGAATTGCAGGGTGAGGAATGTTATGGCGGTCTTGACCTTTCAGGAAGTCGGGACCTTACCGCGCTGGCGCTGTTTTTCCCGAAAAAAAGAAAACTGCTGGTGGAGTTCTGGACACCGAAAGACACGTTGCTTGATCGGACCAAAACGGATCGTGTTCCTTATGACGCGTGGGAGCGGGATGGATACATTCACACCACGCCAGGGAAAGCGGTTAAGTACGGATTCGTAGCTGAACGAATAGCAGACCTTTCCCAGATGTTCTTTATCAAGGCGATAGCCTTTGACCAGTACCGAATCAAATACCTTGAACCTGAACTGGAAGAGGCCAGCGTATCAGTACCTTTGATCCCTCACGGACAAGGGTACTACAAAGCCCAGGAGTCAGGCTTATGGATGCCGCACTCTATTGAGCTGTTCGAACAGCGGTTGGATGACGGCGACATCATCATTAAAACCAACCCCTGCCTGCGCTGGAATGCTGCATCAGCAGTAACCGAAGCCGATCAGAAAGAAAATCGGATCTTTGCCAAGAAAAAGAGTACCGGTCGCATTGATGGCGTAGTGGCATCCGCGATGGCTATTGGTGCATCTGAAGGAGATGTTGAAGATGAGGGAGATGTCGATGGATTTTTTGACGAACCGATCATAGTGGGTATCTGATGGCTAAGAATAAACAACCCGGGCGTGTAAAAAGCGCCCTGTTAAACTGGCTGGGAGTACCAATCAGTCTCACGACAGGTGAATTCTGGCGTGAATGGTATGGCACCAGTAGCAGCGGAAAGGTTGTTACCGCTGATAAAGCGATAAAGCTCTCTGCTGTCTGGGCTTGTGTCAGGCTGTTGAGTGAGTCCATTTCAACACTCCCGCTGAAAATATACGTGCGCCAGCCTGACGGCTCTCGAAAGGCTGCGACCGATCACCCGGCCTATTCGGTGCTGTGCCGTCGCCCTAACTCAGAAATGACGCCATCCCGTTTTATGTTGATGGTAGTAGCCAGTATTTGTCTTCGCGGGAATGCCTTCATTGAGAAGAAGTTCATCGCAAACCGCCTGGTTTCGCTGGTGCCTTTGTTGCCGCAGAACATGGTGGTTAAACGTCTCACTACCGGAGCGCTGGAATACAAATACACTGAAAAAGGAAACGAACGCATCATTCCGGTTAAAAACATGATGCACATTCGTGGATTCGGGCTGGATGGTGTTTGTGGGATGATGCCAACGATGGCGGGCGTTGATGTATTTGGCGCTGCTATGTCGGTGGATGAAGCGGCAGCAAAAATTTTCGAGAATGGCCTTCAAAGCACCGGATTTTTGTCCTCTGAAAATGCACTGACGAAGGAGCAGCGCGATCGACTGCGCCAGAACCTTCAGTCATTTATCGGTTCAAAAAATGCCGGAAAGCTGATGGTTCTGGAAAATAAATTAACTTACCAGAACGTCACAATGAACCCGGAGGCTGCGCAACTTCTTGAAAGCCGTTCATTCAGCATTGAGGAAATCTGCCGCTGGTTCCGCGTTCCGCCCTATATGGTTGGGCATACGACAAAGCAGAGCAGCTGGGCTTCGAGTCTGGAGGGTATGAACCTTCTTTTCCTGACGCACACCCTGCGACCCCTGCTGGTGAACATCGAACAGGAAATTGGACGGTGCCTGCTGGACAGCGATGATGAGGTGTTCGCGGAGTTCTCCGTAGAAGGACTGCTGCGCGCCGACAGCGCGGGCCGTGCTGCGTACTATACCAGTGCGCTCCAGAATGGGTGGATGTCCCGTAATGACGTGCGCCGTCTTGAAAATATGCCACCGATTGAAGGGGGTGACATTTACACCGTTCAGCTCAACCTGACGCAACTGAAAAATCTCGAAAGCAGCAATCCTGCTGTTCAGGCTCTGGCCCTGAGAGAACTGCATAACCACGTATTCCCCGATATTTCCTTTGAACAATCTCCGCTGAAACAGGCCGCTTAGGAGCACTTTCCTGATGAGCAAAAAACAACTTCCGGTAGCACCGGCGGGGCGCCCCTGTGCGCGCGTTACCTGTGAAACCCTTCCTTCCGCACTGGACCGCTGGAACGGCGGGATCAAAGCTGCGTACACCGACGACAACAGCATTTCTGTTTTTGATGTGATCGGGCAGGACTACTGGGGTGAAGGCGTAACAGCCAAACGTATCGCCGGTGCGCTACGGGCGATGAATGGCGCCGACGTCACGGTCAATATCAACTCTCCGGGCGGTGACATGTTCGAAGGCCTGGCAATCTACAACCTTCTGCGTGAATACGAAGGACGTGTGACGGTGAAGGTGCTCGGAATTGCCGCCAGTGCCGCCTCGGTCATTGCGATGGCCGGGGATGATATTCAGATCGGTCGTGGTGCCTTCCTGATGATCCACAACTGCTGGGTGGTGGCAATGGGTAACCGGCATGACTTTGCTGAATTATCTGCCTCTCTCGAACCGTTTGATAACGCAATGGCTGACATTTACGCCGCACGCTCCGGGCTTGATATGGCCACAGTGCAAAAACTGATGGATGCCGAAAGCTACATCGGCGGCAGCGATGCCGTGGAGAAAGGTCTGGCCGACAGCCTTCTTTCTGCTGATGCCGTAAGTGACGGTGACGAAACTCCTGCTGCAGCGTTGCGTAAGCTCGATGCGTTGCTGGCAAAGTCGAACACTCCGCGCTCTGAACGCCGGAAACTGATTAAAGCCCTGTCCGGTGGCATGTCTGGCGCTGCCACCAACCACGACGGCACGCCGGGCGCTGCCGAAGAAATCAAACCTGAAATCATCAATTCTCTTGAAAACGCCCTCGCTGCGTTAGTCAGATAAGGACCTTTTATGTCTGAAGTAAATGAAATTCTGAAAAAAGTTACCGCCAGCATTGAAGAAGCGACGGATAAGTTTAATGCCAGGGCTGAAGATGCACTTAAAGAAGCGAAGAAGTCCGGCAAACTGTCAGAAGAAACAAAGGCAGCCGTTGACAAGATGGCGTCTGAATTTAACGCCCTGCGTGAAGCTGAAAAAACGCTGAAGGCGGCAATAGGGGAACTTGAGCAGCATGTTGCGCAGATGCCGCTGGCCAGTGCAAAACATATTGTTGAGACGGTTGGCCAACAGGTCATTTCTGCGGAAGCTCTTAAAACATTTTCCGCCAGCGTGGAAGGAGGGAAACGCGTCAGCATCCCGGTAAACGCTGCACTTATCTCTTCCGGTGTCGCTGAAGGCGTGGTAGAGCCTCAGCGCCTGCCGGGTATTGATACTGCACCCAGACAACGCCTGTTTATACGTGATCTGATTGCACCTGGCCGCACATCATCCCCGGCAATCTTCTGGGTTCAGCAGACGGGCTTTACCAATAAAGCCGCTGTGGTACCTGAAAACACGCAGAAACCATACAGCGATATTGCATTCGCCACGAAAATCACCCCGGTGACCACCGTCGCGCATATGTTCAAAGCATCCAAGCAGATTCTGGATGACTTCGCACAGTTACAGTCCACTGTTGATGCCGAAATGCGTTACGGCCTGAAATATGTTGAAGAGCAGGAAATCCTTTTTGGTGACGGTACCGGCGTTCATCTGCACGGTATCGTTCCGCAGGCTTCAGCCTTCAGTGCAGAATTCAGGGTTGAACAGCAAAACGGTATTGATGACCTGCGCCTGGCAATGCTGCAGGCGCAACTGGCGCGCTTCCCGGCGTCAGGGCATGTTCTGCACTTTATCGACTGGGCAAAAATCGAACTCACTAAAGACACGCTTGGGCGTTATATCCTTGCCAATCCATCAGGTCTTACTGGTCCGACATTGTGGGGGCTTCCGGTGGTGGCGACCGAAGCTGCGGCATTTAAGGGCAAGTTCCTGACAGGCGCATTTAACGCTGGTGCGCAGATTTTTGATCGTGAGGATGCCAATGTGGTTATTTCCACAGAAAACGCCGACGATTTTGAGAAAAACATGATCTCAATTCGTTGTGAAGAGCGTCTGGCACTGGCAGTCAAACGTCCGGAAGCATTCATCTATGGTTCCTTCACTGTCCCGGCACCTGCTGGCGCATAAAACCTGCTGCGGCCTGCGGGCCGCTTTTTTATGGGAGTGAGCTATGAAAATAATTGCACAAAAGCCGCTGTACATAAACGGCGACGTGGTTACCGAAGGCTCGGTATTCGAAACCATTGAGCAGCACGGACGCGAACTGATTAATAAAGGATATGCACATCTGATTGAGGTCGATAATTCTGCGCAGCCGGAACAGCCGGAACAGCCGGAACAGCCGGAACAGCCGGAACAGCCGGAACAGCCGGAACAGCCGGAACAGCCGGATACTAAAGCGGATAAAAAGGTCAAAAGGTAATGCTGGATTTGAATATAGTGAAACAGCATTTACGTCTGGAACCTGACATTACTGACGATGATGAGTTATTGCGTCTCTATACAGGGGCAGCAGTGGCTTATGTTGAACAATGGACACGCCGGAAGCTGTATATGACCCGTGAGGATGATGGCTTTCGGGAAGATCCTGACAGCCTGTTGCTTACGGACAACGTGAGAGCTGCATTGTTATTGTTAGTGGCATTCTGGTACGAAAATCGTGAACCAGCCGGGATGGGGGAGATTTCAGAAACGCCTTTTGCGGTTGAAGCCTTGTTACAACCATATCGCATTTACGGCCTGTAGAAGGGGGGGGGGGATGCGTTCAGCAAGAAACAGCCCGGTAAATACCAGTGCAACTTATCTTCTGCCAGATCCCGGTGAGCTGAACCGGCGAGTTACGATTCGCCTGCGTGTGGATGAGCCGAATGATGATTTTGGCGTGTCACCCACTTATCCGGAGGAGATCCGCACCTGGGCGAAGATGGCCCAGCCCGGAGCGGCGGCCTATCAGGGGTCTGTGCAGGTTGAAAATAAGGTGACGCATTATTTCACCATCCGTTTTCGCCGCGGCATTACCGCCGATCATGAAGTGGTTCACGATGATATTTCTTATCGGGTCAAACGCGTCCGGGATCTGAACAGTAAACGCCGTTTCCTGTTGCTCGAGTGCGAAGAGCTGGGTGCCGATAACGAGAGTGACTATGCCGCAGAAAGCATTTTTACACGTTGATTTCGAACAACCTGAAGAACTGGTGTTTAACCGGGCGAGGATGCGACGGGCGTTCGTCAAACTCGGTCAGGTTCACATGCGCGATGCGCGGCGACTGGTCATGAAACGTGGTCGCTCAAAGCCTGGTGAAAACCCATCGTACCGGACCGGCCAGTTGGCGCGGTCTGTCGGCTATTACGTGCCCCGTGCTTCAAAAAAACGTCCCGGGCTCATGGTGAAGATTGCACCAAACCAGAAGAACGGGGAGGGAAATCGCCATATCAACGGCGCCTTTTACCCTGCATTCCTGTTTTACGGTGTTCGCCGTGGGGCGAAGCGTAAGAAAGGGCACCATCGCGGCGCATCGGGTGGCAGCGGCTGGCGGGTGGCACCGCGTAACAACTACATGACGGAAGTGCTGGATAAACGCCGCAGCTGGACACGTTACGTGCTCTCCCGCGAGCTGCGTAAATCCCTCCGACCTCAACGCAGGAAGAAAAAATGAAACTAACCCCGATTATTGCGGCGCTTCGCGCCCGATGTCCGTTGTTTGAAAACCGTGTTGGCGGTGCCGCGCAGTTCAAGGCAATCCCGGAAGCTGGAAAGCTCAGGCTGCCAGCAGCGTATGTCGTTCCATCTGAAGATGTCACCGGCGAGCAGAAGTCGCAGACGGACTACTGGCAGGATCTTACGGAGGGTTTTTCCGTCATCGTTGTGCTCAGCAACGAACGGGATGAAAAAGGGCAGTGGGCATCCTGTGACGCCGTTCATGACGTCAGGCAGCTTATCTGGAAATCGCTGCTGGGCTGGGAGCCGGATCCGCAGGCGCATGAAATTCAGTATGCGGGTGGGATGCTTCTCGATCTGAACCGCCACGAACTGTATTACCAGTTCGACTTCACGGTGAAGTATGAAATTACCGAAACAGACACCCGCCAGCAGGATGATCTGGACGGCCTGCCCGACCTTAAAACGCTCAGTATTGATGTTGATTTTATCGAACCCGGTACCGGGCCAGATGGCGACATCGAGCACCACACCGAAATTACATTTCAGGAATAAACCATGTTTGTGAAACCCGCAAAAGGGCGATCGGTTCCCGATCCGGCCCGAGGCGACCTTTTACCTGAAGGAGGTCGAAATGTTGATGAGAATAACTACTGGCTGCGCCGCGAGGCCGCTGGTGATGTCCGGCGCACGAATAAAAAGGTGAAAACAAATGGCGATTAGTTTTAATTCCATTCCGTCAGATACGCGGGTTCCGCTGTTTTATGCCGAGATGGATAACTCGGCGGCAAATACCGCACGGGACAGCGGGGCATCACTGCTGATTGGTCACGCCAGCAATGATGCGTCAATTGCCGTCAACAGTCTTGTTCTGGTGTCATCGGTTGATTATGCCCGTCAGATTTGCGGTGCCGGAAGCCAGCTGGCCCGTATGGTCGGGGCATACCGTAAGACCGATCCATTTGGCGAACTGTATGTTATTGCCGTACCTGAATCCACAGGCGCGGCAGCAACCGTCGCTTTGACGGTAACTGGCGAAGCGACGGAAACCGGAACGGTGAATGTCTATACCGGCCGAACCCGCGTTCAGGCTCCCGTGACCAGCGGTGATGACGCTGCGGCGGTGGCTGTGAGCATTAAGGATGCGGTCAATGCAAACCCTGATCTTCCCTTTACGGCAACATCAGAAGCGGGGGTGGTGACACTGACTGCGCGCCACAAGGGGTTATATGGAAATGAAATTCCGGTCACTCTCAATTATTACGGCTTTGGCGGTGGGGAGGTGTTACCGGCGGGTGTGAATATTACGGTTGCCAGCGGCGTGAAAGGGGCTGGTGCGCCTGCTCTTAACGACGCGGTGGCGGCGATGGGAGATGAGCCGTTCGATTATATCGGCCTTCCGTTTAACGACACGGCATCGGTGAACACGATGGCAACTGAAATGAATGATTCCAGCGGTCGCTGGAGTTATGCCCGGCAGTTGTATGGTCACGTTTATACGGCGAAGACGGGGACGCTGTCGGAGCTTGTGGCCGCGGGTGACCAGTTTAACCTGCAGCACATCACCCTGGCGGGCTATGAGAAAGACACCCAGACGCCTGCTGATGAACTGGCTGCAAGCCGTACTGCCCGTGCTGCGGTTTTTATCCGTAACGATCCGGCGCGCCCGACCCAGACCGGGGAACTGGTGGACATGCTGCCGGCGCCGAAAGGCAAACGCTTCACGACGACTGAACAGCAGACGTTACTTTCCCACGGTGTGGCAACGGCGTATGTGGAAAGCGGCGTGCTGCGTATTCAGCGGGATATCACGACGTACAGGAAAAATGCGTATGGTGTGGCGGATAACAGCTACCTTGACAGCGAGACGCTGCATACCAGTGCTTATGTGTTGCGCCGTCTGAAATCTGTTATTACCAGTAAATACGGGCGCCATAAACTTGCTAATGATGGTACGCGTTTCGGGCCTGGTCAGGCCATTGTCACGCCTGCCGTTATCCGTGGTGAGCTGGGATCAACATATCGCCAGCTGGAGCGGGAAGGCATCGCGGAAAACTTCGATCTGTTCCAGCAACATCTGATAGTTGAGCGTAACGCGAACAATTCGAACCGCCTGGATGTGCTGTTTCCGCCTGATTATGTCAATCAGTTACGTGTGTTTGCGGTGCTTAACCAGTTCCGTCTGCAGTACAGCGAGGAGGCTGCATAATGGGAAAAATTGCGGGAACAACGTATTTCAAAATCGACGGACAGCAACTGTCGGTAACCGGAGGGATTGAAGTCCCCATGAACACCAAAGTTCGTGACGACGTGATTGGCCTGGATGGTTCCGTTGACTACAAGGAAACCAGCCGGGCACCGTATACAAAGGTGACTGCCAAAGTGCCGAAAAACTTCCCGGTCGATAAAATTACGTCTTCTGATGTCATGACAATCACATCAGAGCTGGCAAATGGTCAGGTGTATGTTCTCTCAAACGCCTGGCTGCACGGCGAAGCCAACCATAACCCGGAAGAAGGCACCGTGGATCTTGAGTTCCACGGTGAGGAGGGATTTTACCAGTGATAAAAGAACTTGTGCTCAAAAAGCCGATTATGGCGCATAACGAAAAGCTTCATGTGCTGGAGTTGCGCGAACCGTCCTACGATGAAATCGAAGCCATTGGTTTTCCATTCACCGTTTCCGGTGACGGCGGCGTCCGGCTGGACAGTTCGGTTGCGCTGAAATATATCCCTGTGCTGGCAGGTATTCCACGCTCCTCGGCAGCGCAACTGGCAAAACTGGATATTTTCAAAGCCTGTATGTTGATCCTCAATTTTTTTACCCGGTCGGAGACGGAGGAGGACTCAGAAAGCGGGTCTACAACACCGCATACTTCTGGCGAATAAATCCCCTGGAGCTCCGGCGGGCGGCGATATCCGATTTTCTGGAGCTGGAGTCGGAGGCTGTACGTATCAATGAGGAAATGAAGCATGGCTGACAGTTTCCAGTTAAAGGCCATTATCACTGCCGTTGACCAGTTATCGGGTCCGCTGAAAGGGATGCAGCGGGAACTGAAGGGATTTCAGAAAGAAATGGCCGGGCTGGCGATCGGTGCTGCCGCTGCCGGGACCGCTGTTCTTGGGGCGCTGGCGCTGCCCGTGAATGCTGCGATCGGCTTTGAGTCAAAAATGGCTGACATCCGGAAGGTGGTTGACGGCCTGGATGATAAAAAAGCATTCACGCAGATGAGTGACGATATCCTGACGCTGTCCACACAGTTACCGATGGCGGCTGAGGGAATTGCAGAGATCGTGGCGGCGGGCGGGCAGGCAGGCATTGCCCGCGGCGATTTGATACAGTTTGCGAACGACGCAGTGAAAATGGGGGTGGCGTTTGATACCACTGCCGAAGAGTCCGGTCAGATGATGGCGCAGTGGCGGACAGCGTTCAAACTGACGCAGGAAGACGTGGTTGTCCTGGCCGATAAAATCAACTATCTGGGGAATACCGGCCCGGCAAATGCGAAGAAAATTTCTGATATCGTGACGCGGATTGGTCCGCTGGGCGGTGTTGCCGGGGTTGCGTCCGGCGAAATTGCCGCGATGGGCGCCACCATTGCCGGGATGGGGGTTGAATCAGAAATTGCCTCAACCGGCATCAAAAACTTCATGCTGTCGTTAACCGCAGGTAATTCGGCAACCAAAGCCCAGAAACAGGCTATGGCTTTCCTGAAGCTTAATCCCCGGAAACTCGCTGAGGATATGCAAAAGGATTCGCGCGGGGCCATGCTGAAGGTGCTGGACTCGCTCGCGAAAGTGCCAAAAGCTAAACAGGCCGCCGTCATGAATGCACTGTTTGGCAAGGAGTCACTTAGCGCGATTGCCCCGCTGCTGACCAACCTGGATTTGTTACGCACCAATTTTGATCGTGTGGCTGATGCCCAGGAATATGGCGGCTCGATGCAGAAGGAATACGCATCCCGCGCGGCCACAACAGAAAACCAGCTGGTTCTGCTGAAAAACAGCGTCAATGCGATTTCGGTCACGCTGGGCGAGACCTTCCTGCCTGCGATAAATGAGGCTGCGCTGGCGGTGATGCCTTATCTGGAGCAGGTCAGGGCGTTTGTCCGGGCTAATCCTGAACTGGTTCATTCTGCTGCGAAGTTCGGCGCGGCGCTGCTGGCTGTTGGCGTATCCATCGGCAGCCTGTCCCGGGCTGTCAAAATCCTGAACAGTGTCATTAACCTCTCTCCGGCGAAAGTCGCCATTGCGGCGCTGGTGGCCGGCGCTATGCTGATCATTGAGAACTGGGACGATGTTGCTCCGGTGATTAAGGCGGTATGGCAGGAGGTCGATAACGTTGCGCAGGCGATGGGCGGATGGGATACGGTGATTGAAGGGATTGGCTTGGTTATGGCTGGTTCTTTTACCGTCAGGACTATTGGTACCCTGCAGCAGTCCGTCCTGCTAGCCGGACAGCTTTCCGGTCTGCTGGGTAAAATTGGCCGGATGGGGGCCATGACGCTGACAATTGGCGTGGCGGTGTCACTCTTTAAAGAGCTTAAGGATCTGGAGCTGGGCGCGAAGGATGCGGGTATGGATACTGGCGCATTCGCTGTACAGAAGCTGCAAACGAAAGAGCGTGAACGGGGGTATAACGGTTTTATTCCCAGACTTAAAGAGCTTCTTGGCATGGACACCCCGATTCCGCAGGGGCGTTATCAGCCTTATGTGCCACTGACCCGGCGTTCTGGCGTACTCGAGCGAGCTGTACCGCCATCAACACAGCGCAGTGAACTCAAAGTGACATTTGAGAATGCACCACAAGGTATGCGTGTGACCGATATACCGAAGTCCGGTAATCCGCTGATGAACATCAGCCATGATGTGGGTTACTCACCCTTTCGTACATCACGATAAACCTGCTCCGGCAGGTTTTCTTCTGGGGTAAATATGGCTTTTTTCTCCTCAACAGGCTGGCGCGGGCGCCTGCGTGATGCATCATTTCGTGGAGTGCCTTTCTCCGTTGAAGATGATGAAAGCACGTTTGGACGCCGCGTACAGGTACATGAATATCCGAACAGGGATAAGCCCTGGACGGAGGATTTAGGCCGCGCCACGCGCCGCCTGACGATAAATGCTTATCTTGTCGGTGATGATTATGCAGACCGGCGGGATCGTCTTATTGGTGCCATTGAAACCGCGGGACCGGGTACGCTGGTGCATCCGCAGTATGGCGAAATGCAGGGCAGCATTGACGGACAGGTCAGGATCACTCACAGCAGTACAGAAGGGCGCATGTGTCGTGTCTCCTTTCAGTTTGTGGAAAGTGGTGAACTTTCTTTTCCGGTGGCAGGAATGGCAACGGCGAAGCGTCTGGAAACGTCAGGCGGGCTTTTCGACGATGCGATTGACAGTATGTTTTCCACATTCTCGTTGTCAGGTATTTCTGATTTTATCCAGAACGATGTCATTGCCGATGCTGCCTCCATGCTGGGCGATGTTGCCGATGCTTTCAGGATGGTTGACTCCGGCGTATCTGCCGCAATGCGGCTGTTACAGGGGGATTTGTCTGTCATTCTGATGCCACCGAGCGCCGCAAGTGATTTCGTTAACGCACTGCAAAAAGCCTGGCGCTCAGGTGACAGGCTCAGAGGCAGTACATCGGATCTGGTCACGATGATAAAAACGATGTCAGGTATCACGCTTGATCCCGGTCTTTCCCCCCGTGGCACCTGGCCCACTGACTCGGGATCTGCTGCGAAACAGAAAATGCAACGCAATATGATCGCAGCCGCCATCAGGACAACAGCCATCAGCACAGCCGTCCACGCCGTGACAACACTGGCGCAGCCGCGTGATGCACCTGGTGTCCGGGGCGTAAATCAGCCTGCAGGAACAGTCCGTGACTCAGACATTATCACTGTCATGCACCCGGCGCTGGATGGTGTACAGACAGTCAGTAATGGCAGCTCTCCACCGAATTATGAGGATCTGAAAGCTATCCGGACCGCGCTCAATGCTGCGATTGACCAGGAGCAGTTGCGTATCCGGGACGATGTGCTTTTCCGGCAAATTTCCGTTATGCGGACGGATCTCAATCGCGATATTTCTGCACGACTGGCACAGGTTGAACGTACTGCATTGCGAACGCCTGATGATGTCCTGCCTGCACTGGTACTGGCTGCAGCCTGGTATGACGACGCCGGGCGGGAATCTGACATCCTCACGCGTAATCCCGTTCCCCATCCGGGATTTATCCCGGTTGAGCCGCTGAGGGTTCCGGTACGATGAATAATACGGTTTTTTTACGCGTCAACGGGCGTGAATGGGGAGGCTGGACGTCAGTACGGATCAGTGCTGGCATTGACCGTATTGCCCGGGACTTCAATGTCTCGATCACCCGGCGGTGGCCTGGTGGAGAAGACGTACCGCCAGTAAAAAACGGCGACTCTGTTGAGGTACTCATTGGTGATGATTTGGTCATTACCGGCTGGGTTGAGGCGTTGCCGCTGCGTTATGATGCGCAGACCATCATGACGGGCATTGTCGGGCGCAGTAAGACGGCAGATCTGATCGACTGTTCTGCGGCGCCTGCACAGCATAACGGGAAAAATTTATTCCTGATCGCCAGCGCACTTGCCAGGCCATTCGGCGTGGACGTTGTTGATGCAGGCGCGCCGGCATCCGCCGTTATTGAAGCTCAGCCGGAACATGGTGAAACGGTTGTGGACTGTCTGAACAGACTGCTTGGACAGACTCAGGCGCTGGCATATGACGACGAACGGGGACGGCTGGTTCTCGGCAGGCCGGGCAGTATGAAAGCAGCCACGGCACTGGTACTTGGCGAAAATATTCTTTCCTGTGATACCGAGCGTAGTGTTCGCGAGCGTTTCTCCCGTTATCTGGTTACGGGTCAGCGTCCTGGTACGGATGACGACTTCGGCGAGGCAACCATTGCTGCTGTCCGGCAGAGTACTGTTGATGCAGGCGTCACGCGGTATCGTCCCCACACCATTCAGCAGTCAGGAACTGCCACGACTGACAGCTGCAAATCCCGCTGTGAATTTGAAGCCCGTCAGCGTGCGGCGAAAACGCTGGAAACCACCTATACCGTACAGGGATGGAGACAGGGGAATGGCGAATTGTGGAAACCGAATCAGTCCGTGGTGGTGTATGACCCGCTGAACGGTTTTGACAATGAAACGCTGGTGATCGCCGAAGTGACGTACAGCCAGGACAATAACGGCACCCTGACCGAAATCCGGGTGGGGCCTGCGGATGCCTATCTTCCTGAACCATTGAGGCCGAAAGCGAAGAAAAAAGTCAGTGAGGAGGCGGATTTCTGATGGCTAACCATCCTCTTCAGAACATGATAACGCGCGCAGTCATTACCGCGATCGATACCGTCAGAAAATGCCAGACTGCCGGGCTGAAACTTATTGCCGGTGAAAAAAAAGAGAATGTGGAGCATCTTGAACCTTACGGTTTTACCTCTGCGGCACAGAATGGCGCAGAAGCGGTGGTGTTGTTTCCCGGCGGTGACCGTTCGCACGGAGTGGCTGTGGTTGTGGCTGACCGCCGCTTCAGACTGAAAGGGCTGGCGCGCGGGGAAGTCGCGATATATGACGATCAGGGGCAGTCGGTCACATTAACCCGTGCCGGAATAGTGGTAAATGGCGGCGGAAAGCCGGTTATTTTCACGAATGCCACTAAAGCCCGTTTTGAAATGCCGATCGAATCCACTGGCGATATCAGGGACAACTGTGACAGCAGTGGAAAAACGATGGCTGAAATGCGCACGATCTATAACGGTCATACCCACAAAGAAAATGGCGATGGCGGCGGTATAACCGATAAGCCTGGCCAGTCCATGAGCTGACACCATGATCCTTTATGTTAATGGAATCCGTAAGGATGCCACGGCTTCGCTCGACCTTCTGACGCGGGCAGTGGTGATTTCTCTTTTTACCTGGCGCCGGGCGGAGCGGGATGACAGGACCCCGCAGCCATACGGCTGGTGGGGGGACACCTGGCCTGCTGTTCAGAATGACCGCATCGGTTCCCGCCTCTACCTGCTGAAACGCCGTAAACTCACCAATAAAACGCCACAGGACGCCCGCGAATACATGCAGCAGGCGCTGGCGTGGATGACAGACGATGGCGTGGCGGCACGGGTTGACGTAACCGCAGAACGTACCGGGATCGATATGCTGGCGGCCGGAATAACCATCTACCAGCGTGACGGCACCATTCACAACATTACCTTTGATGACATCTGGAGTGAACTCGATGGCTGACAGTCAATTTGCACGGCCTGAACTCCCGCAACTGATAGCCACCATCCGCAGCGATTTGCTGACGCGCTTCCAGGAGGATGTGCTCTTACGCAGGATGGATGCAGAAGTGTACGCGCGTGTGCAGGCCGCTGCCGTTCATACCCTCTACGGCTATATCGATTATCTGGCCCGGAATATGCTGCCTGATATGTGTGATGAGGACTGGCTTTACCGTCACGCCAGGATTAAGCGTTGCCCCCGAAAGGATGCCGTGGCCGCGGCGGGCTATGTGCGCTGGGATGGAATAAGCGGGACGCCAACGCTGCCCGCAGGTACGCAGATCCAGCGTGATGATCAGGTTACATTCACGACCCTGCAGACTGTGAAAGCTTCCGGCGGCCTGTTACGTGTGCCGGTTATTGCTGATGTGGCGGGAACTGCCGGTAATACTGACGATGGTACAGCGTTACGTCTTGGCACGCCGATTACTGGTATTCCTTCTACAGGTTACGCTGACACTCTGACCGGGGGAGATGATACAGAGGAGCTTGAAACGTGGCGCGCGCGCGTCATGGAGCGCTATTACTGGATACCACAGGGGGGCGCTGATCCTGATTACGTCATCTGGGCAAAGGAAATTGCGGGTATAACCCGTGCGTGGACATTCCGTCATTATCAGGGGACCGGTACCGTTGGTGTGATGGTGGCTACCAGTAACCCGGTTAATCCGGCGCCTGGAGACGATCTCGTCAAAGCTGTACGTGACCATATTTTGCCGCTGGCACCTGTCGCTGGCGGCGGACTCTTTGTTTTCGCTGCCACTGAAAAAAGCATTCCGGTAACAATCGCACTGGCCAAAGATACCCCGGAAATTCGTACTGCCATTATTGCGGAACTGAATGCGCTGATGCTGCGTGATGGCGCGCCGTCCGGAAAAATTTATGTTTCGCGAATCAGCGAGGCGATAAGTCTGGCGACCGGGGAGGTGGCACATCAGCTGCGTGTGCCGGCGGCAGATGTGGTACTGGGAAAAACTGAACTGCCTGTCCTGGGGAATATAACCTGGGCCACCTATACCGGGGAGAACGGATAACTATGGCGTTGCAGGACGAATATACGCAGTTACTGTATCACCTTCTGCCGGAAGGACCTGCCTGGGACGGAGAAAATCCACTGATTGAAGGGCTGGCGCCGTCGCTGAACCGGGTACATCAGAGAGCGGATGAACTGATGGCTGAAATTGACCCGGCCAGAACTACGGAGCTCATAGACCGTTATGAACATCTGTATGGACTGCCTGACTCCTGTGCACCGGAAGGTGTGCAGACATTACAGCAGCGCCAGCAACGGCTGGATGCAAAGGCGAATGTTGCCGGTGGTATAAACGAGAGGTTTTATCGGGAACAGCTTGATGCCCTGGGGTATACCGATGCCACCATTGAGCAGTTTCAGAATCTCGACAGCACACCCGATCCTGAATGGGGGGAATTCTGGCGTTACTACTGGCGTGTGAATATTCCGGCTGATGCGAACATCAGCTGGCAGACCTGTACAAGCACCTGCGATTCTGCGATCAGAACGTGGGGCGATACTGTTGCTGAATGTGTGATTGATAAGCTTTGTCCATCGCATACGGTTGTCGTTTTTGCTTATCCGGAAGGAAAAGAGAATGCACAGAATTGATACGCCCACCGCGCAAAAAGATAAATTTGGTCAGGGAAAAAACGGATTTACGAATGGTGATCCCGCCACGGGGCGCCGCGCAACGGATCTCAACAGTGATATGTGGGATGCAGTCCAGGAAGAGGTCTGCACTGTTATTGAAGCCGCCGGCATACCACTCAGTAAAGGCGAACATACGCAGCTTCACGCCGCCATTGGCAGGCTGATCGACGAACAGGTTAAAACCCGTCTTGAAAAAAATCAGAATGGCGCGGACATCCCGAATAAGCCGCTGTTTGTACAAAATATCGGTTTAAACGAAACCCTTAATCCGTCAAAACGCGTCAGTATTGGTGCATTGGGAACAGGTGTGTTTGATGGTTCAAAACCTGCAATCAACATCGGTGATTCAGATAGTGGTTTTGTGTTTGAGTCAGACGGGGTTATTGGTGTTTATGCGAACAGTCAGAAAATCGCTGAACTCACTAACACTGAATTTAAGATTATTGGCAATGCGAGTCTGGTAAATGGCGCATTGCTTCTTGGTGGTCTGACACATTTTATCAGGAATACCGACGCTGATGATGCGGGGTTTGGCGGTAATAATGTTGAAATTGGTTCGTGGAATGGTATCGGGCTGACGTGTACCTATGACGGCACCACACGTATTTATTTCAATACGCGAACGGGTGAAATTGGACTGAGAGGAGATTTAAAAGCTGATGGCAACGTTCGCAGTGGTAATGCCTGGCTTGACCAGACGGGGAATCTTCAGGGGAGTTCCTGGGGGGCTGGAGTCGGTTTAAAAGCGTATTTAGATAATACGTTTAACAGAAAAAATACGGCAACTCTTGATACAAACGGCTGGCATCGTGATGAATCCACAGGACTGATTACACAGTGGGGGCTGATTGACCAGGCGAACGGAACGTACAATTTCCCGCGCGGATTCCCAAATCAGTGCTTTGCCGTTCTGGTCACCAACACCAGTGCCCAGGGCAGCGGTGTGGATAATGCGTTTGGGTATCCGATAAGTAATAGCCAGTTCTTTGCCGGGGCAAAAAATAACGGTGGCGTTGTTAGCGCGTATCCGGTTGCATTTACGGCTTTTGGGAGATAGGTGATGAGTGAATATTATTACAGCGCAAAAGAATCAGGTTTTTATTTTGCCGCCGATAAAGAGGTTTACGAAGCGGGAAAAGGCTGGCCGAAAGATGCCATTCCTGTTTCGGATGAGGATTATAAAACCCTGTTTTCAGGTCAGCAGGCAGGGATGGTAATCACCGCAGGGCGTGACGGCTATCCTGTGTTGACAGAACGCCAGGCCCCTACGGAAAAAGAGTTACAACAACAGGCTGACTCAAAGAAACAAAGCCTGATGCAGGAAGCAAACACAATGATTTCAACGTTGCAGGATGCTGCCGATTTTGCAATGGCGACGGCAGAAGAAACCGCCGCGTTAACTGAGTGGAGAAAATACAGGGTACTGGTAAACCGTGTGGATACAGCTAACCCAGACTGGCCCGAAAAGCCAGCCTGACTAAACCCACAATAAAGGCTATTGTCCGGCCTGCTCCCCCTGGAACAGTGGGCGCAGGCCGGGCGCCTGATTGGGGCGGGAATACCGCGACAGCGTGTGGCGATTATTTATGACGTGGGGCTGTCGACGCTGTACAGAAAATTTCCGTCTGGGTATCGGTGAAGATGCCGCCGCTTCGTCGTATGCAGTAACGGGCTACGGCAAGTTGCCGGGTGTTCATGCCGGAGGCAACGGCAGGGATTGTAGCAATGGCAGTTTACAAAAAGCAAAAACCCGGCTGTAGGCCGGGTTCTGGACTCAGCGCTGGCTTAGCTTGCTATCGCTACCTGCCGCGCTGGCTGCAATGGGCGCACCTTAGAGCAGTCTTCAATGCCTGTCGTCAGTTAAAACTGTCGCAGGAGACACTAAAATACTATCATAACTTTTGGGTTTAGCAATCCTTTGCTGGTGGTTTTAAATGATGTACTGGCTGAGGAAGCTCATACCCATTCCACATAAAACACATCTGTAAATCTCATTCATTTGTTCCCTGCCGAGTTTGTTCGTGTAGTAAATTCTTTTCCCTCCATCCCCTTTCCCAAGACAGATAGCGGTAAGTCTGTGAAAAGCAACAGTGTAAACCATGTCTCCCTTCACCCACGTATCACGCCCAAAGAAATGCTTGGTTGGCGGTGCGATTGGGCTGGAATTTTGTAATGATAATTCCTGACCGAGTCAGGCTCCGCCGTACTGCACGCTACGACAGTCACCAGGTTAGCCCTGCCCGGCATGCTACCGGAGAGAACGATAACTGGCCTTGAAGGTTTGATCATCTCAGGTTCTTTGAAGCCCTGCGAAAAATCACACAGAAGGATCTGTCCGGGCTTCGGATGGTGTGTTATCGGCATGAATTACCATAGCAAAATTCAGGATTGCTAGATTTTCACTCAATGCCAACGTGTAATCAACTGCTTAAATAGTTATGTAAGAGATTTTCAGTTTCCGGTTAGAGTTCGCAGCTCCCCGTATGTAAGAGGAGCTGCGGCCGACTGGCGATCGTTCGATAGTGCGAGTATTGAATGGTTGCCAGTCACGGCGGATTGTACTTAAGCAATACGACGGTTCAAAGCGCTTAATCTGAAGTTAGCCACATATCAGCCTCTTCAAACATTTCTTCCAGCATGCGGTTTAGCCGCTCTTTCTTCGTTTTAGTGCAATCGCTGTTTAAGGCGTTAGCATGCAT